TCTATATCTTTTTCTTCTCCATCTATTGTGGCAGGAAGAATCTTTGGAGGATTTAAAACCTCAGCTTCTGTATAATATGCTTTATTATGTTCAACGAGTTCAAGATGTTTTTCAATCCTGTTCTCGACTACTTTATCAACATTTTTCATTAACTATCAGTTCCAGCTACTGGATCGTGTGTTTCCCCATGTGGAAAGAATTCAAAAGTTTCACTAAATCCAAAATCTTCATCTGTTAAAGCACCAGTAGATGTTGGTTCAACAGTTGTTCTACTAACTGTTTGTCCAGCAGAAGAGGCGTCTTCTGATACTTCTGACAACATTCGTATTCGTGTTGCATCATCTATTTCATGTTTATCTAGGATCATATAATTTCTTGCGTAAGGAGTACTATCTTCTGCAATGACATAAATTGGATCTGTAGCAGTAGCAGCAGACATAAGATGTGTATCTACAACTGAAGAAGTAATAACTTTTGCATTATCTGTAACAGATGGATATAAAAATCCTTTCATTATAAAAGATAATGTCCAAATAATAGAACGTCTAGTTGCAAAATCCCCCTCATAAGTATCTTCACTTGAAACAGAATTCAATACCAAAGGAATATCCATCTTAATAGTCATACCAGAAATCAAAGTCATTGTTACTGTAAAATCTGGTGTAAAGAATGGAAGAATTTGTTCTAGGATTTGTGTTCCATCTTCTGCATTTTTTACAAATACATAAAGAGAAAAATCCCAATTATACGGTACTGGATTAAATTGTTTTTTAAGTCCAGTTGTTCCTGTTTTGACATTCCGGCCCATTGTATTGAGTTTTCTCGCACCATCATAAGACATTGCAGTCAACTCAAAACCCATTCGTGGAACAGTAAGTGCCACTTTTGGATTTAAATTTGGATCTTGACTGATCCTAATCAACATTTTGTCTTTAGGGCCATACGAAAGAGCAATCTTGACAACTTCGGTTACTGCATCACTACTATCAGTTCTACGAACTTCTATATTGTTAAATAACGAACCAAACGCAACCACCATCTTTCTTGAGGTTTGATGATAAAAATATGTTCCAAACATTACGGATTTTCTCCAAATGGATTCGATTCAGAAAAGTCAAAGACGGAATCTGCATCAATCTCAAACTGTTTAGAACTACTTACTTTATCGGATGTACCAGCATCAATTGTTGATAAAGTTTCTGTAGTTTCATCGGTTGTAATTTTAGTTGCATAAGTTCCAGTAGCCAGACTTGTTGCACCAGTGATAATTTCTGTCAACGTAAATGTGCCAGTCATATTGATGAGATATAAGTAACTTGTTGCGGAATCCCATCGTGCAACTTCACCAGTAACGGCAGAAGTTCCACCTGTAACTGTTTCTCCTACAGTGTACGTTCCAGAAGTACTTGACAGTTCAAATGTACGAACAAAAGATTGTTCTCGTTCAATATCATCAACTGTATCTATTCCAGTATCAAGTGCTTCATCAGAATAAGTAAAGAGTTCACAAGTCAAGTCAAATGTTGGAAGTGCGCCCGCTTGATAAAAAGGTAGTTCGTGTTCAACAAACATGATCTGGAAGAGTTTACTGGTCAAACCAAAATAGATGAGATCACACTCTTTTGGTCGAGTCCCTATATCCAAACCTTCCCATGCTCGTCTTGCAAGTGAGAATATGATTTGGTCACGTACTTCCAAACCAAATTTAGAAACGAGATCTCCTTCACCTTCAAAACCATCAACAGACTTAATGAACATTTCCACCGAATATGCATCTTTATATTCGGAAATAGAATCCTCGCCAAAATAGTATCTTCGTTGACAAGTGTTCTAGGAATATAATTTACATCATAACCAACTACTTTAATTGATTCGGTGACAATCGAATGTAAAAGTTCTTGGTCATTTTCCGCATCAAATGTACGAAAGTATGAATTTGTAGCCATTCGATTATCCTACATAAAAGTTGTCGGGCGACTGATATTTCAGTTGCAATTCCTCGTCAAGTTTTTCTAGTTCTGTATTTCCATCATCATATATTTGTCTTCCATTCAATGTCGCCCCTCCTGGCAATTGCAGTCCTTCAAACTTGATTAAATTCTGACCCCATTGTTTCTTAAATAATGCAATCGTATATTTTTTCAGAAAGATGTCGTTGTATATTTCTGTATAAGTTGCACCATCAATCTTTTTGTAACATTGAACAATTATCCAATCACCAATATCTACTGCATTGTCCCAATCCATATCCAAATGAAGTTTATCTGTCATACGATTGAATCTCATTTGTCGTGATGTTCCACTTGAAAACATTTGATTCAAAAGAGAAAGATTCTGTTTAGTAGATGCAAAATAGGCCACCCCACCAGCACCTTGAAGAACACTTGGAAGTTCATTTAGATTAAACTGATATTCAACTGAAAACATGTCGTTTGAAGAAAGTGCCCGACTAATTGGTAAAACATCTCTTATTCCAATAATCGTATCATCAATTGTCAAATATCGTGTATCTGCATTTCCAAATGAAACGGCTGTCGCTTGTGTTGCATGAGGTACACCAGTTGCACCAGAACTTGAACCTGTTACTGTTTCTCCTGCAACAAATGTAGCACCAGAAGTGTTCGCGGCCCTAAGTCCATTTCCATCTTTGTGTTCTTTGAATTTCAGAACTGTAGTACTTGTTACTTCATGTATTTTTGCAGTTGCATTTGATGTTCCGCCCGTGATTGTTTCATCGGCAGTAAATGTTCCACTAGATGCACTTGCAAAAGTCAATGTACTTGCAGTCACTTGTTCTGGTAAATAATGTACTTCAGTTCCATCTGAATGATACTCTTGAAACATTTGGATCGCTTCGTCAATCATATCATTCATTTGTTCATCCGCAAGATTGATATCAATGACAGGTTTGCCTAATTTTCTCAGTGCATATTCTTTCAGTTCTGTAGTTGATGCTGGTTGTGTTGATGACATAGTTTCATTTATCCGTTGTTGATTTAGGCAGATGCTTCGACTGTAATGAGTCCTTCTGCAAGTCGTTCTTTAATTACACCACCACTCTGTGTATATGTAAGACTATAGTAGTATTTTCCCTCTACAAGTTCTGCTGTTTGAGTTGCAGTCAACGAAAAGGTACAGTTTGCACCAGTAAGAGAAGTTGTAAATGCTTGGGGTTCGATTGTTATATTATCCCCTACATTACCTCCGCTCCCATCTGTACTATTAAGCAATAAATCTCCACCATCTTCTAATCTGAGAATAGGTGCATAAGAGAAATTCTTGACCATTCCGCCCGCAACCGTACCAGAAGATATTGTTACAGCTACAGAAGCCGAACTTTCTGCACCTATCGTTTTCTCAAAGGTAGTGCCTTGATCAATTGTATAATTTTGAACTTTTTTCTTGATTGTAAGTGCCATCGAACTTCCATAGAGGGTTATGAATATTTATAGATTTCATACATATATTTATTCTATGTAAGTTTTTGAGGGTATTACAGAATCTTGACTTTTTCGTGTCCGATTCGGATTTTGGGGTCAATCCAGATATCGTGTCCGTTTTCACGAGCTCGGAGACAAAATTCTACATCATCCCACACAAACTCTTCCCAACCATACTGTTTCCACACCTTTTTTCGGGGGTAAAAGTAGGGGTATTTCATCTTTTCGATGACTCCTTTGCGAACCAGCATCCAACCCATACCTGTGTAATCGACTTTAAAGAGTTTCCCTTTCTTGTTTTCAATGTCTTTATCTTGCATGAATTGGTAGTACATCCATTCTTCAAAGAACTCCTCATCCATCGTTTCAACGGTTGCATAATTCACATCATCTGACATTTTATACATGCCCGAGACAACATCCTTGTCATGATCTATGAGTTTGAAAAAATCTTCTGGTTTGAACACCATATCGGAATCGATCCACATGATGTAATCGTAGTCCACTTTGCCGTCAAACGGTTTCTGGTTTACACCTCTCTCTATGGATACACCAAGCACTTTTGTTCGTGCGTGGTAGATATTGCAGAGATAATCTTGAGAAAGTCCGTAAGAAATTTTATGTTTGGGGAGTTCTGCGAGGAGATTAGTCCAACATTGCAAAAACCTGCCGGAGTAAGATGCCCCTGGCAGACAAAATATAATTTTCATAATTTTTCACTTGTTAATAATTTTTGTTTTTATTATGCGTTTTCCAGAGTTTCTATTCGTGCAATTGCTTCTTGTAATGCTCCAACTAAAAG